TATCCCACCTAAAGAGCAGGTTATTCTTGCTGGCACCACTGCTACTGCTTCTGTTGCTGCGGCTCTTGTTGGCAAATCTTTGGTGGAATGGATGGTAAATAAAATGAAACCTATTGTGCAACAGATATTTGTAAGGGGTAAGAAACTCTTGAGTAGAGATCTTACCCCATATGAACTTCAAATATTCTTTGCGTTTGAAAAAAGCCAGTCTCTCAAGAAAGTCAATAAGTTACTCAAGAAAGAACAGAAAAATCAAAAGAAAGAACAATACAAAAAGTTTCACTCAAAGTAATCAATATTTACCTTCTACACAATAATCTGACTTTTTATTTGGTGTATATTCCTTATAACCTTCTTGTGGTTTCATCCACCCACATCCAATTAGCCATTCCATCGTCATAGGAGTTGGTCTTACCTGTTCCCATAGTGGACCTTTAGCACACATCTCCAAGTGTTTTACAGTTTGACCTGACTGTTCTTCTGCCCAGTTTGCGTCTGCTTCCCAAGGTACAGCACGACTCATTCCCATAGATTCATAAGATAGTTTAGTCATCTTCATCACCCAAGCAGGAATCTCTGAGTCTTGATGGACTTGTGCCATAAAGGAGGTTTTTAATCCACCACCCATACAATCCTGAACGGTATGCCATCCTTCGTGTCTTAGAGTGCCAAGAAACTCTCTAGGATCTTTAATGAGTTCTTCATTGATAAAGAAACGATTGTATTCTGGTTTATATAACCCTATTGTTCTTGGAGTGAAGTATCTACTAGGACCAATATAAACTGGAACATTCAGTTTATTCAGTGCTACTAAAATAGATTTAATTTCTGTTCGGAAGTTATCAAATTCTTTACCAGATAAAAACGCAGAGTCTGGTGTAAGTTGTTCAACTCCTTCTGTACATTCTCTGAGTATCATACAACCCATCGCTCCAAGGCTGTATGGAGCAACTGTTGGTTGTTTCTTTTCTATGGAGTTAGCAAATGCAGGAAATGCTAAAGTTAATGATAAACCAAATGCAGTAAGGACTTTTTTCATTCATCCCACCATCCTTCTTCTTTATGTATCCAGATTTTCAAATCCATTACATACTTTCTCAAGATCTGGGCCTGTTGTTCATGCCAATAGTCACCCGTATCCATCCAGATACGGGTGTGATTATCTATTGCTTTGAGAATTTGATGTATCGGAGCATTCCAACACTCCCTCTTTGGAGTGTTCCACTCTCGCGGCATAATACCTCATGATTTACTTTTTCTTTCCGCCGTTCTTAGCTTTTTTAGCAGTCGCATTGCCTTGGTTCTGCTTAGAGTTCTTTTGACCTCCAGCAGAACCTTTCTTACCTTTATTGGCAGACTTAGACATTATGCTCCTGTGCGAGGTTGAACGAATCCTTCCTCTAGTGCTTCAACTCTTTCTTCAAGACTTGCAGCGGGTGCTTCTGCTACTGGTGCAGGTAGTTCTGGTGGAGCTTCAACCACCACTTCTTCTCTCTTTGGATCTTCTTTCTTTTCATCATCTTCTCCACCTTTCTTCATGGTATTAATTCCAAAAGTAGCCGCGGAGGCAGTAAAGACGGTTGCAATAAAAGTGGGGTCCATCTTAGCAAGCATACCAGCATAAGAAGCGGTAAGAAGTGCGGCAGACCAACTCAAAATTGCAATACGAATCACTTGTCCCATAGCTTTTTCCCTTTTGTTTTCCATCAGTTTATGTGATGATGTCCTTCTTATTTAGGAATCAGAACTTAAATTTAACCTTTGCTGCAATAGAGTTGTTAGTCACTCCATTGTTTACGCCATGAGAACCTTCAACAAATAACATTTCTTTATAATCCACAGAAGCACTTACACCATAAGAACTATCAGTACCATAAGCACCTTCTACACTAACACCAAAGAGATTGTTTTTCTTACCTCCAAATCTGGTTTCCATTTTAACACCGACTTCACCAACATGTGTTGTTTGGTTAAAAGATGTAACACTTCTGGCAGATTCTGGCGAACCTGTTTCACTATATGCGTTTCTCCTCACATTAGAAACAGTGTATCCCACAAATGGTTTTACTGATTTATGAAGATGCCAGTATAAACGATTAGAAACCCACCACTCAGAACCAGTTGTTTCACCAGCATTATTAAAGACACCTTCTACAGTTCTATTATACTTATAGTTGCTGTTTGCGATCGCAGCATTAGTATTCAGAGTAAGTGTATTACCTCTAATTTCACTGAATACGCCAAAGTGGTCTTTAGTCTGTTGTGTACTTGAGTCAACACCATTAAGGTTTATATTAACTCTATTATACTGAAAACCAACAGTCCAACCTTTGGTTGCATCAAACTCAAATCCACCACCGAAGATCTTGGAATCAGCAGTGTATCCATCAGCATTATAAGACTGAACAAAACGATTATTTTCAAATACTCTCAGTCTTTGCTTACCTGCAGTTGGTTCGTGATTCAGAAGTCCATTAATACCATCATTAATACCATCAAGAACTTCTAACTGATCTACTCTACCAAAGTAATCTCTATAAGCTTGTGCGACTGAAACTGTTGATGGATCATATGTAACTACGGTAGGGGCACCATTCGTATATACTTTTGTATAAACTGGAGTGGTTGTGGTAGTAGTTGTAGTATGAGCATTAATTTTTTGTATTCCACCACTTTCGGATGATGTATGATTTACTGAAGATGCTTGAGTAACACTAAATGTTCTTGTCTTTACCCAATCTGCAACTGTTGCTTGAGTAATAACAGAGGTTCCATTATTGTCATCGGTAGTTACTGATGTTGATGTTGGAGTTCCAGTATTAGTAACAGTTGTTCCATCACTTAAAGTATCAACAGTTGTAGGAGTAGTTGTTGTTACTATTGTGGTTGTAGGAATAGTGATGACTTCAGTATCAGTGTAGTGTGTCTCTGTCTGATTACCATTCGCATCAGTTCCCATCACATGTCTATGTGGAGTATTTGTTACAGTTCTGGTTCCTGATGATGTTGAGGTTGTAACAATATCAGATCCAGCAGAAGTAGATACTACCGTTGGAGTTGATGGTGCTGGAGGTGTTACTGATTGTCCTGTTGCATCGTTAATGCCATCGCCATCAGCATCACCAGAAAGAAGTCCTGCAGAAAGAGTAACTGTTCCAGTACGAATAACTTGTGCTGATGGATCCCAGTTTGCTGTTGGATATTGAATAGGATTATAAGTAAACTGATAATCTCCTGCTCCTAAGTTGGTAAATGTTACACCCTGCCAGGTATAGCTTATGGTTGATCCATAAACAGCAGCAGGATCGCCATAAGGAATAAGATTGACTCCATCCGACATAAAGTAGTTTGTTCCAGGAATCAATCCAGTTGGTTCTGTATTCTGGAGTAGAGTCCAGTTAACTGTCGTAGGTGCAAAAGTATTTCCATTTACACCCTGTAAAGTCATGGAACCTTCTGTAAAGGTAGTTCCTGGGTGCCAGTTACCATACCAGAAAGTGACTCCACCATTTCCATCCCCAACATATCCTATAGAGTTGGTATGAGCTAATGCTGCTGTTGGTGCTCCCATCAAAAGAGCAGACGCTACAGCAAGCGCCCTTGTAGCGTAAGACATAAGAATCCTCTGAGCTTAGTGTGTACTAAACAAAACAGACCGAAGTGTGTTTAAAAAGTAAAGTATTCACCAAGTCTCAGAGGACTCGGGTATGTAGATTCAGATCAGTTAAGATCAAGAATCAGTAATGATTGTAACTATTTATCCCTTTTTCCAGGCTTCACCCTCCGCCTTTCTTCTACGAGCAAGACCTGCTTCTACATTAGAACCAGGATTGCGATAGAGATAAAGAGCATCGGGAACTAAGTCCCACTCTTTATTCTTCAGGCGTTTAGTAATAGTATTAAAGTTAGAACCGCCGTAAAAACCGGCACCAAGATTATAAGCAAAGCTGAGCAAAGCTCCTCTTTTTCCATCTGACATTTCACTCCAATGTGGGATTTTGCGAAGGGAAGGTAGGAAGTGTTTCTTGCACTCATCAATCAGAAGTTCATCTGCTTCTGCTTGAGTGATAGTATCACCCATTTTAAATGGTGATCCATCTTTCTTACGAGTGCAGCCCCAACCAATAGTGATTGGTAGATTACCACTAAGAGGATCAGGATAAGCATTTAATCTGCATCCTTCAAACTCTTTAATCAACTTAATGCCCATCATAGGAACATCATCACCACCAGTTACTGGAGCTGCAGCAGCGGCAGGGGCTGGTGCAGCACTAGTCTTTTTTCCGCGATAAATCTCTGCCCACTCTACATTATCACCAAGATATTCAACGGGGAGATTGTCT